GTTGCCAAGACACTCTACAACTTCAAGACTCACACCGTTGATGAGCTTCGCATCTTTGCTGGTCATGCTGGCATTGCCGGTGCTGAGGGACTGAGAAAGTCCCAGCTCGTCGCTGCTTTGTCCGAGTGGGAGCCCCATGCGGATGCACTGCAGGCCATCGAGGACATGAGAGAAAGTCGCGGAGAGAGTGAGGGTACGTAAATGGCCATTGTCGTAGAAGACGGAACTGGTCTTAGCAACGCTGACTCCTATCAGAGTGTAGCCGACGCCGGAACCTACATTGGCTCATACATGACCGCAGCGAATGAGGCTATCTGGGCTGCCTTGACCACAGCTGAGCAGGAGCTTGCTTGTAGATTGGCGACTCAGTACTTGGATGCGGTTTATGGCTCTGTGTGGCGAGGCTACAGAACGAATGAAGTGCAAGCGTTGGATTGGCCACGGTCCGATGTCTACGACAGTGACGGGTACGCGGTTGACAATGATGTGCTCCCCACGGCACTGCTTCAAGCTCATGCGGAGATTGCTTTCAGATCAGGTAACGGCGAGACGCTGTTGCCAGACAGGTCGTCACCTGTTGGTGATCTTTCGAAGGAGCGGGTGAAGGTTGGGCCGATTGAAGTCGAAACCTCATTTGCGGGAAGTGCATCCGTCGGACCAAAGTTCTATGACGTGGTGGATCGACTGCTTGACCCGATCATTGATGGCAGTCTGTTTGCCAGGGTGGAGCGAGCATGACAGTTCTCGATGACAAGATTGTCCCAAAGGTCGAAGAGATCCTTGATAAGTACGGCAAGGACTTGACTGTTCGGGATCCTGGATCTGACTCGTATGACCCAGACACTGGTCTAACCACTCCAGGCACTCCTACAGACCACGTCATAAAGGCTTCACCGCCGTGGCCGTATGACTACAAACTTGTGGACGGACAGGTGATTCGTCCAAGTGATTCTTGGATTCTGATGGCTAAGAGCGGTCTTCCGTTTACGGAGCCGAAGGTTGGATGGGAAATCTTTGTCGACTCGGAAGAGTGGACTGTGGTCGATACCGATACGATTTGGTCAGGTGAGCAGATTGCTGCCTACACTTGCCAGCTGAGAAAGTAACCATGCCCGTTGACACTAAGAAATTTCGGGCTGAGTTGGCTGTCGCTGAGGCTAAGCTCTATGCGGATGACCTTGTGAAGTTTCACAAGAAGATCCACTTCGAAGTTCTGAACAGAATTGTACTTCGTACACCTGTGGATCAGGGTAGAGCACGAGCCAACTGGCAGTCATCAGTCAATGAGATCCCGTCGGATCAGGTCTTAGGGCTTGATGTTGCGGGCACTGCCACTGTGGTGGCTGGTCTACAGGCCATATCAGCCTTGCCCCCGTTTGCTGTAACCTACATCATGAACAACGTACCATACATCATCCCACTTGAAGAGGGGCACAGTCCACAGTCACCGCCCGGCAATATGATTGCTGGGTCTGTGGCTGAGGTTGAAGTGCTGTTGCCATAAATGCCAGTCACACCCCTACAAGCTGCAGAGACGATCCACAATGCCGCTCGAACGAGGTATAACCTCATCGCTGCGGACGGGTGGGTCGTACAGTATGACAATGCTCCATTCGAACCCCCAGACAACTCAAAGTGGGTTCAATGGCACATCGAGATTGGAAATAGCCAGCTGGTTCAATTCGGGCAGAGTAGAACCTACAGACATTTCGGTGAGGCTACTGCCTCACTATTTGTCCCCATTGAGTCTGGTGACCGTGACATCCTCAGGAGAGCCGATGTTATCGCCGCCGTCTTTCGAAATACTACCGCTGATGGGGTTCATTGGCGGGTCCCTACTGTCCGATCTATCGGTCAGCAGGGACAGAAGTGGTGGCGGGTCAACGTGGTCTGCCCCTTCTTTGCCGATGAGATTCAGTAGGAGTATTTGAAATGACGGCCATTGCTGACCGCGTTTCACTAGCTTACGTCGAAGAGTCGACGTTTGGCGTGACACCCAGTGGTCCGCCCACTCTCCAGGATCTTCGGTTCGTCAGCGAGAATTTTCACGAAGAGCAGGACTCACAAGAGTCTGCTGAGATTCGGGATGATCGCCAGACCGCTGACGTCCCTAGAACTGCTGTTCGGGCTTTGGGTAGTGTCAACCATGAACTTACTTACGGCACTTACGATGATTTCCTTGTGGGTGCCCTGGCTGCGACTGGAGCGGATGCTTCAGCGGCTTGGTCGACTGTAGTAACTGTCGGACCAATCTCAACCATCAGCAGCACGGCCGGAACTGATTCTTACACCCTGTCAGATTCTGGATCTGGCTTTGGTAGCCTATTGGCAAAGCAGTGGGTGAAGATTGAAGGTTTCACCGGTGTCGATGCGGTGATGAACGGCTATGCTAAGATCGTCACAGCCTCACCTTCTGCCATTGTGGTTTCGGGCAATGGTGACGGTACTACAGCTACCGCTGGCGACACAATCACCATTACTATGGGCGCTCAGATTGTCAATGGTGGAACCGACCGATCGTGGAGCATCGAACGAGAGTACACGGATCTGAGCAATACTTTTGCTGTCTATACGGGTATGACCGTCGATACAGCAAATCTTCAGATTCAAGCTCGTGCCATCGTAACTGGAAACTTTGGATTTGTCGGCACTGGCGAGTCAGATAATACAGCTACTGTTGGTGACGGTAGCAACGATGCTGGCAACGTGAATGGAGTCATGACTGGTTCTGAGGATGTCATCCAGGTCGTTGAGAACGGCGAAGTCATCTCGGCGAATCAGCTTACTCTGGACATCTCCAACAACATTCGACAACGAGCAATTCTTGGATTGCTAACCCCCGAGTCGCTTGGACTTGGAAAATTCGGGCTCACGGGCACGGCTCAGATGTACTTCGCTACGTCTGACATCATGCAGGCTTACTTGGACAACACCGACAGATCTTTGGCTGCGGTCATCGAGGACGATGATGGGCAGGCTTATGTCTTTGAGATGCCGAGAATCAAGTACACAACCGGAGAACGAGTTGCCGGCGGTGTCAACACTGACATCATCGCTAACATGAACTGGACTGCTTATCGCCATGGTGTTGAGGGCATCACCATGCGAATTGCCAGATTTGCCTGAGCCTTCTTTTTCACGCGCCCTCTCGTTCTGCCAGACCGGGGCGAGAGGGTTTTTTCGCAATCACCGAGGAGCTGTCTCATGAAACTTAGTGACTTTGAATGTGATCCAAGGAAAACAGTGGACGGTGTCTGGGTTGACTACGTCACCGGAGAACTTGTACCCAACCCTGCACTTGACCAAGCCGGTGGACCGTTGCTTCTCAGATGCGCCCGTTTCAACAACCCTGCTTTCCAATCTGCGATTGTCAAGTCCGGTACGAAGAGACAGAACAAGCGCGGCGAGGCCGACGTAGATCTCATCGACTCCACAGTCATCAAAGCAGCTTGCAAGCACCTGTTCAAGGGCTGGTCCTGTCTTGAGGGTGATGACGGAAAGTATGTCTCCTTCACCAGCAAGAAGTGCTACGAGATAGTCTCAGACCCCAGATACCGTGATCTCTACGAAGACTGGATCCAACTGTGTCGAAACCGGGAATACTTTGAAGCTAAGGACGAGGAATCCAACCGAAAAAACTCGTAGACCACTTCCGATGGCATCTGCAATTCGGTGACAGACCGGGTATGCCGAGTCTCGTGAAGTGGTATCAGAGAATGCAGGATAAGGGTCAACCGAATCCGCTCGACAAGTTGCCACCTCTAAAGGACCACCTTGCTCCAGTTTTGATAGCCTTTGATGAGCTGTCTCCGTATCGGAACGAACATGGCATGGTTCCAATCTCGGAGATCAACGGGTGGCTACTGATAAATCGAATCGATGACTACGAGACTCAGCGGCTTTACTTCAACTACATCCGTGCTTTGAACCTTGCGTGGGTTCAGGAGCAAGCCCAAGATGCCAACACTACCAGTAGCAATAGACGCAAGAAGAGCTCTGGAGGGCGCTAGAAAATATCGCCAAGCCACTGAGTCTATGAACCGGGGTTCGGACCGTGCAAGACGGGGTGTCGAACGGTTAGAGCGACGTACGGCTTCACTTGGTGCAGTTGCTAGCCGTGCGAAGCTTGCCATCGGTGGTCTGTTCGCTGGTCTAGGAGCTACGGTAGCCCTCCGATCAGCAATAAGCACCATTGCCAGATTTGAAGAGACGATGGGCACGGTACGCGGAATCACTCGCGCCACCAACGAAGACTTTGCGGCCTTGAGCGAACAGGCTAGATCGCTTGGTGCGACCACACGGTTCAGTGCCGCTGAGGCAGCTGATGGTCTTTTGTTCCTTGCTCGTGCGGGCTTTGAAACGAACGAATCTCTCTCGGCCCTCCCGTCGACCTTGCAACTAGCACAGGCGGGTGCTATTGAACTTGGCGAAGCAGCCGACATCGCTTCGAATGTGCTAGCACAGTTCAGACTTGAAGCCGAAGACATGGTTAGAGTGGCAGATATCCTCATCATGACGGCGAACAGTGCGAACACTGACGTCCGCCAATTGGCTGAGGCTTTGTCAAAGACGGGCCCGATTGCTGGTGCACTCGGCATCAGTCTTGAGGAAACGGCTGCGGCTGTTGGTACACTCGGCAATGCGGGCATCCAGGCGTCCGTCGCTGGTACGAATCTTCGAGGAGTCCTTGCTGCTCTGCTTGGTCCCACAGACAAGGCTAAGTCATCGATCAGAGCACTTGGTCTCAGTATAGCCGACGTGGATCCATCCACTAGGTCACTTATTGAGA